AGATGCAGGGCCAGGTGATGAAGGCCAACGGGACCGAGAAAGACACCCGCCGCAACCGTGTACTAGAGACCGCTTGGCGGCAGTGGTGCCGCGCTGATACCTGCGATGTGGCGGGCCGGCTGAATTTTCATGGGTTTGAGATGATGATCGCCGGCGCCTTGCCGGAGTCAGGCGAAGCGCTAATTCGGATTGTGCGGCAGCCGATGGGCAAGGGCCGAGTGCCGTTGGCGCTGGAGCTGATTGAGGCGCACCAGCTAGACGAAGAAAAGTCCGGCGTCTCAGATCGCGCTGGCCATGAGTGGCGGCTTGGCGTCGAGATCAACAACTGGGGCCGACCGACCCGGTACGCAATTCTGACCCGGCATCCCGGCGATGTGGAGCTGGGCCTAAACAAGCGAGGCGCGCAAGAAAAGCACATGCTGATCGACGCGGCCGACATAATCCATGTTTTCATGCCTGAGCGGATTGGTGCCAGCCGCGGAGTGCCTTGGCTAGCCAGCGTGATCACGACGGTCCACAACCTCTCTGAGTACGAAAAGGCCCATTGGACAAGGAAGCGCGTTCAGGCCGCGTCGCTTGGATGGATACGCACACCAGACGGCGAGCTGATTGGCGACGCGGTTGAAAACGGCCAACGGCTGATCAACACAGAGCCCGGCAGTTGGAACTTTCTGGAACCTGGCCAAGATCCGGTAGCACCGAACTTTGGGCCGGATGATGGCCAGTACGAAAACGTGGTGCGCAACCTGACGCGCAGGTTTTCATCAGGATTTGGCTGTTCGTACGCAACAATCAGCAAGGATTTCAGCGACGCCAACTACAGCAGCATGCGCACAAGCGTGCTGGAGGATCGCGACCATTGGCGAGTAGTGCAGTCCGCAATTGTTGAGTTATTCCACCAGCGAGTGTTTGAAGAGTGGCTGCGTGCTGCAATGTTGGTCGGCGTGTTGCCATCACCCACGTTTAACGACTACTGGACAAAGCCCGAGAGGTATAACGCCCCGCGCTGGCAGGCTAGAAGTTGGGACTGGGTGGACCCAGCTAAAGATTTAAAAGCTGTGGAGATTGCGCGCAAGTTAATGCTTGAGTCTCATTCTCAGCAGATCGCCAACTACAACGGCGAGCAGTTCGAGCTGGTGATGGCGCAGATCGCCATTGAGAATGAGCTCAAAGAATCGCTGGGGCTGATGCCCACGGTTGAAGAACTAGACGAACCGGAGGCGCCGGAAGAGCCAGATCTGAAACCAGACGATGACGAGGATGACGAGCCTCCGGCGCCGCCGCAAGCTACCAACGCGGGCAATGCATAGCCTGACAGCAGCGACTGCCAGACCTTGGACCTAGAAAAGCTTCACGGACCCCAACGGCGAGAGCTGCAAATGGGGATGCAGGTTGACGATCGGACCGACGAAACTCTGACCTTCAGCTTCAGTTCCGAAGCGCCTGTAGAGCGCTTCTTCGGTCGCGAGATTCTGGTGCATGAAAAGGGCGCCATGGACCTAAGCCGACTGAACGACGGAGCTCCCTGGCTGTGGAACCATGAACGAGGGGTGGTATTGGGAGTTGTCGAAAAGGCCTGGTTGGGTGACGACCGCCGGCTCTACTCCACCGTTCGCTGGTCGCCAAACACCACCGAACGCGGAACAGAAGAATACCGCCGTCGCAACGATATTGAGGCCGGCATCACAAAGAACGTCTCCTTCGCATACAGCATTGACGACATCGACGAGCGCGATGGCGACTTCTACGTCACCAAGTGGAAGGCCCTAGAGGTGTCGAGCGTTTCCGTCCCCGCTGATCAATCGGTAGGACTAGGCCGCGCCATGGACGAGCCGTCTGCTGTGGATACTGCCAATCCTGATCCCGAGCTTGAAACGATCAAGGCAGCAGTAGCGGAAACTATTGGCGAGTCCCTCTATAGCCTGAAGACTGAACAGCACGCCGAGCGGGCTGAAACCACTGATGAAACTCCCATGACTACCGAAGTCAACGTAGCGGAGGTGCAATCCGAAGCTCGGCGTGCTGAGCGTGATCGTGTTGCCACTATCCGCGGCATGGTTGAACAGTTTGAGCTGCCTTCAGATCTGGCTGACAGCCTGATCAACAGCGACGCGACCGTTGACTCGGCTCGTGAATCTGTGATGAAGCAGCTGGGTATGCGCAAAGTTGAGTACACCGGCAAGGTGCATGACGCCGGCGCTGCTGACCTAGGACTGAGCAATCGCGAAGTGAAGCGCTACAGCTTCCTGCGCGTCGCTGCCTACCTGGCCGACCCCAACCCCCGCACTGCTGAATCTGCCGCGTTCGAGCTGGACGTAGCCCGCGCCGCCCAATCCAAGCACTCCCGCTCTGCCAGCGGCGTGCTGATCCCCTGGGAAGTGCTCAACGCCAACCGCGCAGCTGAAACCCCCGGCCAGACCGCCGGAGTGTTTGGCGATGGCGGCGCACTAGTCGGCAGCAACCGCCTTGATGCCCAGTTCATTGATTTGATCCGCAACCGTTCAGCCTTCCTGAACAGCGGCCTAACGATGCTCAGCGGCCTCGAAGGCAACGTTGAAATTCCCAAGAAGCTC